GGTCAGGTTTACTGACGGACTCTGCCTTAACTTTTATACCTAATTTGTCTCGATTTGAATAAGCAGTGATTACCGTGTCCCCTTTTTCTTTACGAGCGACCACTACAGTTAATGTAGAGCCATCTTCTGCAATAAGCTCATAAACGTGTTTATCTCCGATAACCGCGTCTTCTGTAGTTGATACCAGCTTTCCTCTTCGTAATACTTCCCCAATGCCTAATATCTCATCTCTTGCTAGCTGCCCCTTATGTGAGCTCCGCTTGGCATTATGGTGGTCGATTAAAATATGCGCCATTCCTTTATCAGACTTAGGAGATCCTTTTGTTAAATCAACCCAATCAGCTAACGTACTAACGTCTTCAGTACGAATTTTAGTTGACCTCTCTCTGCCAATAGCTACATCAAATATTCCTTGCTGTTCAGGGGTTAATAAACTAGTGTCGGCTTTACGCCAAGTTTTAGATATATCAAGAAGATGTTTATTTTCTATAATCTCGTTTGTCTTAAATTGAACAATAACGTCTTCGTCTTTTACCCCGGCCCATATAGGAGGGTTGTCTTTACGCATCTTAGCAGGCCATTTCATTCTACGCTCGGTTTCTCTAGCTTCTGCTTCGCCCGCTAAGTTCAAATATTTTTGATAAGTTTCTGTGCCTACATCAACATTAGCGTCTAGGCTATGCTTATCACGATATGCTTTTAACTCATCATAATCTTGTTTGAGTGCTTTGATCTCTGCTGCGATAGCAGGCCTTTCCGCATTAGGGCTAGTGTTCTTTAATATATTTAATTCCCTTGCTCTGCTGCTCATTTTTTCAAGCTGTCTATTAGAGAAGCTAACAATATTTTGTGCCTTAGTTTGCTTTATCTGCGCACTCCTGATGAATTGTTTTTGGCTCCCTCCTTTAGCAAACTTCTCTATCTTTTGTATTGCGTGCTGCAGCTCGTGTAATAACGTAGATTTAAACTCTTCTGTACCAAGATATTTAGCATTCATCTCAATAAGGTCTTTTCTAAGAAATAAGCGATCTAGTTTATTTGTTTCTGCATAATTACCGATATTCGAGTCTCTAAGGTTGTCACTAAGTTTAACTCTCATTTTGCGTAATTGAGGATAAGCTTCAAATAATGCTGGGTGATCAATGACCTCTTCTAAAGTTGTAAATCCTTTTTTAGATGTTTGAAATTCTTTAACTGTTGCTGTGCTATCATCTATCTCAAATCGCCATTTACCGTCTTGGCCTGTCTTCCAGCCTGTCTCTTTCCATACAGCATCAACATCTGCACCTTCATTAATCATCTTCTTGGCTGTACCAAGTAAGCCTGTGTCTGCTGTCTGTGCGCTACCGCCTGCAAACAATTCTTTTTTAAAGCTAAATTTAGGGTTTACTGACATTCCTAAAGGATCAATCATTTTATTTATAAATTTCTCTATGCCATCAGGATCTGAATCTTTCAAAAAGCCTTTAAACCACTTGGCGGCTTCTGGTGATTTTGTTATGCCTTTTATCAGCGCAACAATTCCTACAGTCAAGACGCCGTCCTCAATACCTGTTTTAAATCTCTGCTCTAGTCTCTTCTCTGACTGTGAATCTTTTGTTACACCAACATCAAACCAGTTAGTAAGTGAGTTGTCTTCATCTACCCACTTCATCTGCTTCATTACTGTGGACAAGTTGCCCATAGTAGGATCAATATTTGCAGAGGCAAACGCACTAGGTATAACCTCAGTCATAAATAGGTTTTTAGAACTAGCAGCAAACTTAGATATTAGCGTATCTGCTTTAGGCATTGCCTTAGTTGTTACTTTTTGCATGCCTTTTTGTGCTACTTTATAAGCACTAAACCAAGATGATATTTCTCTAGATAGGTGGAACGCTGTACTAGCATTAACCTCATCATAATAAGCTTGGAACTGTGGAGATGCTGCCTCGTACTCTGGCGTTCCTTTTTCTGGGAAGCGCGTCTTTAGAATATCAAACTTCCACTCATCTTGGCTGATCATGTCAGGCAAGTCTTCTAGCTTACTATCAGGATAGAAGTGTTTTTGCATCAATTCTTTCAAATTATAATTAAGTATGTCCTTGCCAAAATCAACAGTTTTCTGTATTGTTGTTTGAGGCATATCAGCCACACCAAGTGTCGCATTTTTAATGGTCTTTACAAAATCTAACGCTTCAGCGTGCTTAGGGTTTGATTCATCAAAATATGCAACAGGCATAGAGCTTTGAATTAAAGGGCCTATGCTTCCTTGATAAGCATCGCTTGCAAAATCTTTAGTGGCTTGCCATAAGGTAGAGTCTTCTTTAGGTTGTGTCGTCTGCACTGTTTGAACTTCTTGTGCGTCTAGATCTTTAACAAATGCAATTGCATCAATCTCCCTGTTATCCTTAGCAAAAGCATTAACCTCTGGCGCTCGTATAACCTTACCAGTAATAGCAGGAAGCAACTCAACCTCATCATCAACCTCTTCAACTACTTGTGCCGCTTTGTATTCATTCAAGTGTTGCATAGCCGAAGAATTGTTTATCTTTCTTTCTTCTAATGTTGCAGTAAAACCTGTTGCTATATCGTCATTATCATAAGTGGTTTCTAAATACGCATTGTCAACCGCTTCCTCATTCTTCTGTATTTGTTGTTGTTTTTTATATCTACGCTTATATTCAGCAGCTTGTACATCTAAAGCTTGTTGGGGGTCGTCTCCATATAAAAATGCGTCGGTATATGCTTGGGCTTCTGCTTTTGAAAAAAGCTGTGTCATTTTTTTCTACCTTGTCTTAAACTGTATGCTTCCATGTAATCATCAACAGCGCCAAACTGTTCTAAGTATTGAGACTTTGTAATTTGGTTTGACTCTAGCTGTTGGACTAAAAGCTTCTTGGTCTCTTCAGCATTAGGCGCTTCAGACGTTCCCACCCAGCCTGACTGCCACGATACTTTTGTTTGTACGTTTTCAGTACGCTTGTATTTAGCTTTGATCTTATCAACTTCTTCAAGGAAGTCTTGATCTGGACGTAGTGTCTTTTTAAGTTGATAGATGTCTCTTATAGCCCGGTTGATGTTCTTAGACTCATTAGGCAAGAACGCGGCTAATGGGCCAGTAGTTCTAAACTCGGTCTTAACCTCGTTAATGGCCATCTGGTAGTCTTCATCCTTAGTAACATCTTTCAATCCACCGTCTCTAAGAATAGAAAGAAGTTGCTTTTGAGTTGCTGGTGTAATCTGATTGTCTCTAACTGCTTGTTGAATTTGATCGTATATCTGGAATTGATCAGCCTCTGGATCAAACAGGCTTGTGTATAAGTCTGATACAACATTGTCGTCTTCTTTGTACAAGCCACCCGTCTGAATTATTTTCAGAAGTGTATCGTGATCTTTATTGCTAATATCGCCACTTGCAAGTGTTTGTTTAATCTCGTCTGCTGTAACAGAGGTAGGGTCTTCTACAATCCTATCTAAGATAAACGAGTATTGATTTGCATGTGTAACAGCTTTGTCCGCTGCTATTGAATCTTGCATACGGTCTTGTTGCCCTTGATAGCCGTTAAGCATCGACATCATGTCTTTAAATGTCTCAGCTTTATCCTCATCACTCATAGCAACATTAACTTCTGGGAATAATGCTTGTAAGTGCTTCCTAGAGCTAAAGAATTTGCTTGGATTGGCGTTAAAGTCTTGAATGGTTTGCCATCCATTGCCTTTTTCAATTTGAGCGTTTAATTCAGACATGGCGGCTTTCTTATAGAACCGACTTAGCAATGATTTTTCTTCGTTAAAGGCCTCATCACCAGTTATGCCGAGCTTCACCAGCTCATCAATCTGACCACCAAACATGTCTCGTTGAGTTTGGAAGGTTGCAGATATAGCTTGAATCTTCTCGTCTGTTATGGTTGGGTCATTGTGATACCCACCAATAACTGAATCAATCATGTTCTCAGTATCTAGCGCATGTGTCTCTATTGTATCTTTAGCTGTCTGTATATACCTAGCCCTATCTAACTTAACCTTCTTTGCATAAACCTTTTCACCGTACTGGGCAATCTTATCGTCCATCATCTGACCAAAACCTTGAGCAAAGTCTGTGCCAAGATCCTCGTCCTTAGACATAACATCCATCTTGGTCTTCTTCCAAGCCTGTGCTTTTTCTATGAAAACATCATACTCATTCTCATGATCGATAGATAGCTTGCTGACTGTCGTGATAATGTCATCTTCTTGACTATTGATATATGACTTTACTTCTGCATCGTGCTGTTTGTTTAGGCTTCTCTGATAATCCCCTAAGGTGCTGCTAAAGCTAGACATTGTATTAGACAATGACTCCCATGCGTTAGCCGCAGTAAGATCTACTTGTCCTACTCTTCTTCCTTGTTGGAATGTATATTGTTGGAAGTTTGCCATTTCTCTATTTCCTTGTATTTAGGTAATCAACACCGCCAGACAGTAAACTACTACCTGCCTTCCAGTAACTAGAGCTTCTTGCTGCGCTACCTTTTGATGCCAGACTCTGAATCTCACGCCCAGTTGATGACAAGTCTGCGCCAGCGTCTAATTGATAACCAAGCCTTGATTGTTGTGCAATTACTGCTGCCGAACCCTCAAAACCACTAATGCCTCTTGATGCCCAATAAGCTCTTTGGCTTGACTGCGCTCTTCTGAGGTTTTGTAATCTTATAAGCTCTCTGTCCTTTAACGCTTGGTCTTGTGCGTCTGCTTGCATTTTATACGCAAGTTCTTGCTGTTTACCAGATTGAATGGCCGATAATGCTGATATGCCTGTTGAGGCAGCCATTAACCCTTGTACTAATGTTAGTTCTGCCATAATTAACCGCCTTGTGCCTGTATTTCTAGAGTCAACCCTAATAATGTCATAGGTGCTGGATCTGATTGTGTAACTGTTACTTGTGTTGTTTTAGAATAGCCTAACATTGGCACAGTCTTAATACCTGTGAATCCTGTTGGTGCTACACCTAATACACCTATGCCAAAACCTTTGTCTGTGATTGCTTTGCCGTTTATTTTAATACCGTTTGCCTGATAAAGCTGGGCCGACACCCTTAGTATTCTACGTTTGTTTACATTGATAGGGCCAGTCTGGAATCCAACATTAACTGGCATTGTCTTAACCTCTAAGTCAAAGTTCAACCCAACCTCTATATCTGTTGCTGTTCTTGCTAAAGTAATAGATCCTGATGCTGGTGTTGCTTTATCCATAACTGAACCATCGGCTCTCACCCTACACTCTTCACCATTAAGATGACCAAGGCCTGCAACTGTTGCCGATGCTGGGCTGTTAGTCACTTGTACTGATGAGTCTGTGTAGTAATTGTTATCTAACGCTTCAATATGATAAACAGTAGATCCGTTAATCGTTCTCTTCACATGGAAGTAGATAATGTCCTCTACCTCTGCAACATCTTTAATCTCACCAGCTGTTGTTAGCCTTGTCCAAGCAGTAACTGATTCAGCCCTGTTTGTAATAAACACTGCTACTGTACCATCTGCATTAACAATATATAAGTAGTTTCCTTCGTTATCAATATCGCCAGTCTGTGCTGCCATAGCAACTGGAGAGTTAATAAGATGAGGGGCAAGCAAATTCACCTCAGTGGAGACGTACGAGTTTTCGGTATAAGTAAATAAATACTCACGAACCTGCTTGCCGTTCCTTTGTATAAACATTGTCGCACCATCCACGTTAATAGGTGGAACGCCTTTTAGTACACCAAATCTTGTTTGACGTAATACGCCAACAGAAGCAGGCTTGATAGGACGATCTGGAATAAAGAACTCACCGCCAGATGTAAAGATCTGTAAGTGTCTTCCTGATACTAAATGATAGATCGCATTAACCTGGTCTGTGTCCATAGTAATGTCAATTGCATCTGCGTCATCACCAAACCCACGATCAAAGTTAAAGAAGTCACCTGTTGCTGACCCCCATAATGTTTGTGGGCGAGAGGTAGAGTTAGACAACCACATTCTTGATTCATGGAATGTTACTGAGCCTGGATAACCATGTGCTGATGACCATACTGGCTCTTCTAATGAAGCGTCAATGCCAGGGATGCTGTTGTTGTTTATAAATTCTTGTAATACTGTGCCACTAAATGATGTGGAAGAGTTATATGCTGTGATTCTTACTACACCGCCATTGCCTTCAAACATACCGCCAACATGCTCAGTAGTAACTGGACTAGCACCTGAACAAGTGATCGTAGTTGTATCGCCCACTACTGGATTAGAACTACCGCAGCTAAATGTACCTGCGTCATAGTCTCTATTGAAGTCATACGTTGGGTAATAACTGAACGTCATGTTAGAGATCGTCCAAGTTGAGTGAGTTGACCCACGTACAATCTTTCTAGGAACGTAGTCGTTATGACAAATGATTAATGTATCAGCGCTCTGAGTCCATACAATCTCTTTGATCTCTGCAGCATTATAAGGAACTGTTAGATAATCATTGCCAGTTCCGTTGATGTTGGTCTGTAATACACCATCCATGTAAACACGCATCTTAGAATCAACAAAGACAAGCAAGTATGTCTGTGTAATATTAAATTCAAACGAAACTAAGCGCACTGCTGACTCTGTAATAGTATCAATGTACTTCATGCCTGGTCTGCGCTTAACGCCACCCTGTCCAAGACAAATAACATTAGTTAATGTCTCAGCACCTTTAGCATAACTCTCTACATCAATCCTTGCTGCTAGTCTTGGGTCAAGCTCTCCAGCAATAAACGATGACTGGGATGCGGTTGCTTTAGCCATTAGTACCTCGAATTAATTAATCTTGATCCCTCAAAGGCTGACGGGCCAATTGAAGGTGTAGATTGAGAATCAACAGTCTTGGCTCTTTGTAGTTGTTTGTCAGCTAGTCCACCATAATACTCACCCTTGGTTGCCGATTCAGTAATAGGGATAGCAAATACAGATGCTAGTCTCAGTTCTAGTGCTTCAGTAAAGTAAGCAGGCAAGAACGACTCATCTGGTTTGTATGTATAGTCCAGGATCATAGTCTCATTATCTGAATACAGCTTGTCAGCATAGATCTGGTAGTTATCGTTACCTTTATCAATATGTTGGGCCACTAAGAAGTCAGTAGGCAATTGATATGCGTACTTCCACTGGTTAGTAGGTTTGGCTGTTAGTCTTGACAGTGTTGCTTTATTAGATGCAAAGCGCCAAGGATGAAGTGTTAGTAAACTTTCAAATGTAGCGTGATATAAGTTGGCCGCAATAAGAGCAGCTACGGAGTCCTCGGTAAATGAAGCAATTGTGTTCTCACCTATTAACAATAAAGCATTAGACGCAATATCAATATCTGTGTAGTTCTTTACGGCTGACATATTACCTTCCTAAATTGATTTAAGAAAGACCCCTCGTGAGAAGGGCCAGTTTTAACTCAACTTACTTACGCAGTCTCGTCAATATCAACTTGTACTGTACCTGTCTTATCAACAACTACCGCACCAGCCTTAACTTTACCTAATGACAACCATGAAACCTTCTCAGGAACGTAGTTTACTTCAGTAGAAACATCAATACCTACAGCTAAACCTACAGCTGATTTATGGTATGCCCAACAAGATCGGATGTTAGAAGCAATTACTAAGCCACCTTCTGAACGAGTTTCAATCATCTTCCACTCAAAGCCCATGAAAGAGTTTACTTCACCTGACATCAATACTCGTAGGGCGTTGTAATCAGCAGAAGTGATGGTTGTATCATTCATCATCTTCTCGATTGCAGCAGCAGAACAAACCATAACGCGCCCGTCCATTGGAACACCAGCATCATTTAACTTTGATGCAGCTTCTGTGATCTTACCTAAAGTCATGTTAGTACCACCATTGGCGATAGCTGGTGGTGAAGTCACAGCCTCTAAAGCATCGATGATTAGTTGGTCAACTCTACGGCCCAAAGCACCAGCAATAGTACCTGCTAGTTCAGTTCGTTCGTCAAAGTTTACTTCAGCAGCATCAAAGATGTCTGTGTACTCAGGTGCAACATAGTTGCCAAGAGTACATGCAACTTTAGCATGTGAAACGTCCATTGCTGTAACGTCTGATTGAGTAGTACCACGAGCAGCAGCTGTGCCTTTGCCCATAGTACGGAAGTTATGTGTATCACCTACTACGCCTGTACGAACTCGTACTGTATCACGTAATTTACCTGCGCCTGCGAAGGCATGTTTTACTTCTGCGTCAAACTGAGCTGATGCCGAAGAACTTAAATTAACTGACATGTTAATCTCCTATGAATTAAAAAATTATCTTACTTTCTCGATTCAAGTGACCTATATGGGTTGAATCTAGTGCTTTAGAGGCACTTAAACTACTCATACAGGCCGATTAACGGGTATCTGTGGTTTGATTATAACAAAAAGCCACTACTAAATGTTATTAATTTACTGTCTAATTGTTTTTGCAGGTTCTTTACCAAAGAAGTTATCAAACTTATTCTTAACTTCATCTCTATATGCAGGGGATGATTGATATCTTTCATCCTTCATTAGATCGTATAAAGCTTCTTTAGTAACCGTATTAACTGGTTGCGCTGTATCAGGAGCTGAAACTTGCGTCTCTCTAGAGAATGACTTCATTCTTTCTAGTAACTGGAAGCCTTCTGCTGTGGTTGCCATTGATTGTAACGTCTCAAACTCATTCTCATCAAGATTGCCTTTACCCCATTGAACCATGTCTTGTATTCTTTGGTTAGCGTCTGGGCCAATGCGTTTCATCTCTGCTTCCATGTCTGGTTGTTCGCCTGCCATGCCATTTAGATATACACCAAGCAACTCACTATGAGCATCTTGAGATAGTCCTGCTGCTTGCGCCCACTCATTGAAGTTTGTCATTAGAGGATCGTCTGAAGGGATCTCTACATTCATTCCTTCAGGGATAACTGTCTCATATCCATCTTTAGGTGCGCCAGTGAAAGAGCCTAACTTAGACTCTAAGCCGTTGTATGCTTGTGCTTGGTCTGCAATAGTAGCGTACTTACCAGCTTTAAACCAATCAGGAGCTTCTCCCTGTCCTGCTACGCCTTCTGATAAATACCAAGCGGAATCATCTGCTGATGGTACTTCTGTTGATACTTCTGTAGTTGT